GTTCCGCCTCATCGCTTTTTCTTCCCATGAGCCATTTTCAAACGACCGTTTTACTTTCCGCCGACCAACCATGAAAATCGAGACCATCAAAACCACCGCGCTCATCCCGTATGCGCGAAATTCCCGCAGCCATTCCGAATCCCAGGTGGCGCAGATTGCCGGGAGCATCCGGGAGTTTGGCTTCACGAACCCTGTCCTGATCGACGCCGACAATGGCATCATCGCGGGCCATGGCCGGGTGATGGCGGCGGGCTTGCTCGGGCTGGCCTCCGTCCCGTGCATCCGCCTGGCGCACCTGACCGACACCCAGAAGCGCGCCTACATCATCGCCGACAACAAGCTCGCGCTGAACGCCGGGTGGGATGAGGAGATGCTTGGGCTGGAGCTGGCAGACCTGCGGGAGGCCGACTTTGACTTGGGGCTGATGGGATTCGATGAGGATGAACTTGGCGATCTATTTGCTGAGCCAGCTCCAGAAGCCGAAAGCAGCGGCGAAAGCGGAGCCGGCTCGCTATCGGTCAAGTTCGGCATCCCGCCGTTCTCTGTGCTGAACGCACGCGAAGGCTGGTGGCAGGACAGAAAGCGAGCGTGGCTCGCGATAGGTATTCGCTCCGAGCTAGGACGCGGCGAGGGATCCCACCATGCAGCGCCCGGCGGCTCGGTGATGGTGTCGGGATATTCTAAGGACGGACAAAGACTCACAGGACTCAAAAACATAAACAAATGAAAAAAGAACACATAGTGGGGGCAAGAACCATGAGTAAGCCATCGACCCGGCCCGGCGGAGGCGGCAACAGCGCAGGCCCAGACTTCAACGAGAAATATGCTGGAGGCGATGCGTGGGCTGGCAAGAAGGTCAAGGCCGTCGGCACAACCGAATGGATGAACCAAAAAGGTTTGTCTGGTGGCTGCTCTGACGGCGATGAGGCTGTCGCCAGCGGCACATCGATCTTCGACCCTGTCCTTTGCGAGCTTGCCTATCGCTGGTTCAGCCCGGTCGGTGGCGTCGTGCTGGACCCGTTCGCGGGCGGCAGCGTGCGCGGGATCGTTGCCAGCCATTGCGGTCGGCAATACATCGGCATGGATCTAAGGGCCGAGCAGATTGAGGCGAACAGAGCGCAAGCAGACGTCGCACGCGATCCGCAGCCTGTCTGGCATTGCGGCGACAGCCTAACGATCGACAAGGTATGCGCCGATGTCGACGCTGACTTCATTTTCTCATGCCCTCCATACGCCGACCTCGAAGTCTACTCGGATAACCCTGCCGACCTCTCGACAATGAGCTACGAGGACTTTCGCGCCGTCTACTTCGAGATCATCGCCAAGGCGTGCATCCGCTTGAAAGAGGATCGCTTCGCCTGCTTTGTGGTCGGCGACGTCCGTGATAAAAAAGGCAACTACTACAACTTCGTTGGCGACACAGTCGAGGCTTTCCGCGCTGCCGGGCTGCACTTCTACAACGAGGCAATTCTTGTTACTTGCGTCGGCTCGCTACCGATCCGCGCCGGTAAGCAGTTCTCAAGCGGTCGCAAGCTCGGCAAGACGCATCAGAACGTCCTTGTGTTCGTCAAAGGCGACGGAAAGAAAGCGACCGCAGCCTGCGGCGAGTGCGACTTTGGCGAGATCAGCGCAGAAGAAAACACCGACTTGGGTGAGGAGCTATGACACCGCAAATCGTAATCCATGAAGGCGTTCATGTTGTCCGGGACGATCTATTCCCTGGCGGCACGAAAGCTCGCTTTCTCCCCGTTCTTTTCGATGGGGAGGATGAGGTTGTTTATGCCAGTCCGTGCGAAGGAGGAGCGCAGACCGCGCTCGCTCACACGGCGGCCAGGCTCGGCAAGCGTGCGACGATTTTTATCGCCAAGCGAAAGACCCCGCATGACCGCGCTCTTGAGGCGAAGCGCATGGGTGCGAAAGTGATGCAGGTGCCGTGCGGCTATCTAAGCGTCGTGCAAGCGAGAGCCAAGGAATACTGCGCAAGGACTGGCGCTTTTCTTGTTCCTTTCGGCGTCAATGTCCCGGCTGCGTTGGCCACTATTGCCGAGGCCGCTCGATCAACTGGAATCATCCCTGACGAGGTCTGGTGCGCCTCTGGATCTGGAGTGTTGGCTCGATCACTAGGTATGGCGTGGCCGAGCGCATCCATCAACGTCGTCGAGGTGGGGCGAACGCTTTCTCCCGCCGATGTAGGGACGGCGAAGATTCACAAGGCAGGCTTGCCATTTTCCAAGGCTCTGAAGGAGCGCCCGCCGTTTCCAAGCTGTCCGCACTACGACGCGAAGGCTTGGCGGATCTGCAAGGCGAACAAGGGAAGCGGCACCGTGCTTTTCTGGAATGTCACCGGCCCCGCGCAACCATGAACTCAGCGGCAATACTTACGAACTAGAGCAGCCTTCCCAGCCTCAATCAAGCTGTCAGGATCTTTCTTGATCTGGCGGTAGAAATCAGGATTATGAATCGCATCTTTTGCACGCAGAATGGAGTCCCGCTCGGAGCCGAGGTCGGGAAACTTAGCTGCGAACTTGATCGCGGCAAGCCAGTCGCCAGCCTTAATCATTACCATCAGTTTAGAAAGTTTCGTTACCATGTCGCGACGACTAGGCGGATATTATCGAACCGCAAGAAAAAAACCCCATGAGCGCGAAGAAGTCACCAGCGAAGAAGGCGGTCAAGACCGCACTGCCGAAGCCTGCCGCACCCAAGGCAGCGCAGGCGGACACCACCCAGCTTTGCCGCCTGTTCAATCTGACGAGCGCACGCATCGGCCAACTTGCCAAGGATGGGATCATCTTCAAGACCGACCGCAACCAATACGACCTGTGGCGCAGCGTGCGCGGTTACATCGAGTTCCTGCAAAAGTCCAAGACCGAAGGCGCGAGCCACATGGAGCGCAGCGGCGTGACCGGCGACGCGCAGGAGCTGGCAGAGTTGGTGCGACAAGTCAAAGCCGCTAGAACCTACAACGACGCCCGCACGTTGAAGGTCCAGATCGATGCGCTCCGGGCGGGCTATGCCTTGGAGGTCGAGCAGGAACGCTACTGCTCGATGATGCAGATCGAGGACGGCATGGACGGAATCGCAGCCGTGGTCCGCAACTCTATCAAGCGGCTGGAAGCCGACCTACCGCCGATGCTTGAGGGCCTCGATGCTGCTGGCATGAAACGGATCATCAGCGAGAAGACCTCCATCGTGATCCAGACGATTTATGACGAAGGACAACGCATCAAAGCCCCAGCACTTGGAGAAGGTCCGCAGGATTAAGCGGGCATTCTTCCGCAACTTCCGGCCTCCTTCCACGCTCACCCCGAGCCAATGGGCGAGCGACCGCGTGGCCATCATGGACGGCCTGACGCCGCGCTTCCACGTGGACAACGCGCCCTGGCAGCGGGAGCCGTTGGAAGTCCTGGCAGATCCTGAGGTCAAGGAGGCTGTCTTCCTCGCGCCTATCGGCACCGGCAAGACCACCTTCATGGAGGCGGGGCTCTGCTACATCATCGCAGAGGACCCCGGCCCAACCCTGCTAGTCGGGCAGACCGACGACGACCTTAAGGACTGGGCGGAGACGCGCATGGACTATGCCATCCATAACACGCCCGAGACCGCCGCGCTGCTACCCAGGGACCGGCACAAAAAGCGGAAGATGGAAATCCTCTTCCCGTCGATGTCCCTCTTCCTGACCGGCGCGAATCTATCCGGCCTCCAATCCAAATCCATGCGCCGCGTCTTCTGTGACGAAGCCTGGCAATATCGCCCCGGCATGCTGAACGAAGCGCGCGGCCGGCTGCATGACAGATGGAACCGGCAGTTCTTCATCCTCTCGCAGGCAGGCTCCAAGGGCGACGAGCTGGACAAAGCATGGCAGCACACCGACCGCCGGGAGTTCTCTTTCCCCTGCCCGAAGTGCCAGACCATCCAGCCGTGGAAATGGTGCAACGTCGTCTATCCCGAGGACGAGAATCTGGACACGTTAGCCAGGGCGCAGGCCGCGCACCTCAAGTGCGACAACGCAGATTGTGACTGGACCTGCGCCGACTCACCCCAACCGCGGCGCGCGCTCGCCGAGGCTGCCTGCTACGTGCCGGCCGCCGAGGGACTACCCGGTCACGTCGGATTTCACTACAACGTCCTTTGCAACTGGCGCAAGCCGCTGTGGGAAATCGTCCTGCTATGGCTCGAAGCCAAAGCCACGCAGCGCGTCGGCAACCTCGATCCGCTCCGGCAGTTCATCCAGAAGCGACTCGCCGAGCCATGGGAAGAAGACCTCACCGACAACCGGACCGCGCTCATCGGCAATGGCTACCTCGTCAGCGAGTATGCCGAGAAGCAGAAGATCGAGGACGAAGCGCAGCG